CTCAAGTTCGAACATTCCGTTTATAACCAAATATTCAAGTCAGATTATCTCTCTGAACTGCTTTCATGGCAGTTGGACTACAACTTGACAGCCAGAAGTGATGCCGGTGACATGTTTAAATGTCGGGTGCAAGGCTGTCGAGCTTCAGGGGATATGAACACCGGCCTCGGCAATTGTTTGCTGATGTGCTTGATGGTGAAGTCCTATCTTCGTGAGAAGAAGATATCGGCTAGTTTATTTAACAACGGTGATGATTGTACTGTTATTGTGGAGCTTCGTGACCTACAAAGGTTTGCGACGAATTTGAAGTCCTGGTTTTTAGAACTAGGCTATACTATGAAAATGGAGGATCCTGAAACCACATTTGAGCGAATAGAATTTTGCCAATGTCATCCAGTATGGAATGGTGAGCGTTACACCATGGTCAGGAATCTAGTGGCGGCTTTAGAAAAGGACACCATCAGTGTTACCAAACGAGTAGGTAAGGATTTTTACACTTGGGTTGCTTCTGTTGGTGATTGTGGCCTTTCTATAGCAAGCGGCGTGCCTGTATACCAGGAATTTTATAGTATGTTCATACGTCACGGGAAATTTAAAAGACGAATACACGATGAGTATTCTGGATTATCATATCTTAGCAGAGGGTTGGAAGCGAAGCACAGAAGCATCTCCTCCGAAGCTAGAGAGTCGTTTGCGAAAGCGTTCGGGGTTACACCTGAACTGCAAATAGCATATGAAAATATTTACCGCACAATGCATTGGACAGACAAACAAGCAGGCTTCTACAGCCACCATGAGTTGTTTCCTGACTATATGGATATCAACAAGTGGTCACGGGTAGTTTAACCTGCAACCAACCTTAACCCTTCACAAATGGATTAGCGTCCAAGGTGGGTCAGCCACTTAACCCTTTAAAACAGACTGGCGTCTGAGTTGGGTCAGCCATTGGGTCTTGAGAGCCTGTGCATTCCACCAAAACGTTCCTTCATAGGGTAAAATTTTCGTGCTAAACAAAATGCCGAGAGACTGCACGGCTGGATTATGTCTCAAGATGAACAGTCCCCGTATTCGTAGGGTATCCAATACAACGAACAAAACATGGTTAAGAAAAATAACAACAAAAGCAAAAAGAATAGTAAAGGTGATAATGGACGTGGTGGTAAAGCCACTCCTTTCGCTAATTCTGGTAGAATCGCTGGACGCGCTCTTGCTAGCTTCATCCATCCCGCCCTTGGTGGGTTTGGGGCTGGCGCTGGTCGTTTTCTCGGCTCTACTATAGGGAAAATATTTGGCTCTGGCGCCTATGCTATGACCAACACTTCATGGAACGTAGCTCAGCAATGTCCTGCAATGCACAGTTCAAACGAATCCGTAATATTCAGGCATAGAGAATATATATCGGATGTTACTGCTGCAAATGCATTTACGCTGTCTGAGTATCCAATCAACCCTGGAATGCAGCAAACCTTCCCTTATCTATCAACAATCGCTCAAAACTTTCAACAATATCGGTTCAGAGGACTCGTCTTTGAATTCCGCTCTACATCTGCAACTTCTTTAGTTAGTGGCACCAACACTGCCATGGGAACAGTGATGCTTGCAACACAGTATCGCGCTGACGCCCCTGATTTTCAGGACAAACAGTCGTTGCTAAACGAGATGTGGAGTGTTGATTGTAAGCCAAGTGAGAATGTGTTTCTCCCAGTAGAGTGTGCTCCACAAGAAACGCCATTAAAGTTCTCATACATCCGCACTGGTGCATTAAGCCCAAATCAAGATATCAAACTCTATGACCTCGCTACCATGGCATTAGCTGTGCAAGGTTCCCAATCGACTAACATTATTGGTGAACTTTGGGTTACGTACGAGGTAGAGCTCAAGAAGCCAACGATATCTGGGTCTTTAGAATTAGCCGGGGAGTCATTTGTAACTGACAGAAGTGGTGCAATTGCGGCCAGTCCGCTCGGCACCACGCAGAACTCAGTGTTTAACTCAATGGGGCTTACCATTTCAACG